TCCTTGGAAAAAGTTTAATCGCAATATGGCAATTTCCTTAGAATACGACTTGAAATATTAATGAAAAGTCTATATAGTTTTATTGTTAAACCTTTAAATGAAAGGTATGACAATATTAAAAAAGTTGGTGATAAAGAATTAATCATTAACTCAAGTATAGAAAATCATATTTTTGTAAGTAAAAAAGCAGTTGTAGTTTCGACTCCAGCTGCTTATACTACAGAAATAAAAGTTGGTGACGAAGTTTATATTCACCACAATATATTTAGAAGATGGTATGATCAAAAAGGAAGAGAAAGAAACAGTTCAACTTATTTTAAAGATGATATGTGTTTTTGCTCTCCTGAACAGATATACATGTATAACTCAATACCACATTTAGATTATTGCTTCGTAAAACCAATTTTAAACAACCATCTTCTAGAGAATAGAAAAGAAGAACCTAACGTTGGTATAATGAAATATACTAATAAGACCTTAGAAGCGCTAGGAATCAATCCTGGAACACTTATTACGTTTACCCCAAGCTCTGAATTTGAGTTTATTATAGATGGTGAGCGACTTTATTGTATGAAATCAAATGATATAGCTTTAACTCATGAATACCAAGGAGACGAAACAGAAAATAATCCAAGCTGGGCATAAAGCCATTGAGGAACTTATTAAAGTAGCAAAAGAAAAGATTGTTGACTCAGACGACGATGTAAGCGCTGACAGATTAAAAAATGCTGCTGCCACTAAGAAACTAGCTATCATGGATGCTTTTGAAATATTAAACAAAATCCAAACAGAAGAGGATTTGTTAAATCAAAAACCAAAAGAAGCTAAAGAAGAAAAAACCTTTAGAGGTTTTGCAGAAGGGAGAAGTAAATGAGTTACCAGCAAACTCTATGGAAAGAGGTTAAGGATTTAATCAACCCTAAGATATTAAAAAAACAGAATCGTTTAAAAAAATGGGAGTACGGTTATAACTCTGATTATGATTTTATAGTAATAAGTAAAACTGGGCAAATTGGACAAATCATTGAAATACAAAATCTCAGGATTGCTTTACCAGCAACAAATGAACCGTTTAAACGAAGCGAAAACAAAGAGGATCAGTATTGGCAAAAAGCCGATTATCCAAAAGAATTAAGTAGAATTAAAAGTAGATTTGACTGGGAAGAATACGACACTGAGTTCAAAGAAAAATGGTATGATTATATCGATAAAGAATTTACTAGAAGAGAACAAGGTTATTGGTTTTACAATAAAGGTAATCCTACATATATCACTGGTACTCACTACATGTACTTACAGTGGTCAAAGATTGATGTTGGAGCAGCGGATTATAGAGAAGCAAATAGATTATTCTTTATATTCTGGGAAGCATGTAAAGCAGATACAAGGTGTTATGGGATGTGCTACCTTAAAAATAGACGATCTGGATTTTCATTCATGTCTTCTGCGGAGCTCGTTAACCAAGCAACAATATCTTCAGATGCAAGATTTGGTATATTATCTAAGTCAGGATCTGATGCAAAGAAAATGTTTACAGATAAAGTGGTTCCAATATCTATCAATTATCCGTTTTTCTTCAAGCCGATTCAAGACGGTATGGACCGTCCCAAGACAGAACTAGCATATAGAATACCTGCTAGTAAACTAACTAGGCGTAAATTAGATGATAACGTTAAGCTAAAAGAATTACAAGGTCTTGATACAACTATTGACTGGAAAAATACAGGTGATAACTCTTATGATGGTGAAAAGCTTAAGCTATTAGCTCATGATGAAAGCGGTAAATGGGAAAGACCTGATAACATATTAAACAACTGGAGAGTTACAAAAACTACATTAAGACTAGGGTCAAGGATCGTAGGCAAGTGTATGATGGGCTCAACTTCAAACGCATTAGATAAAGGTGGAAACAATTTCAAAAAACTCTATTACTCTTCAGACGTTACAAAAAGAAATAGAAACGGACAAACATCTTCTGGACTCTATTCTATGTTCATCCCTATGGAATGGAACTACGAAGGATTCATGGATTCTTACGGATCACCTGTTTTCATTAGAGAAAAAAATATTGTCAAAGGAATCGATGGCATTGAAATTGAAACAGGAGTTATTGAGCATTGGCAAAATGAAGTAGATGGTTTAAAAAATGATTCTGACAGTTTAAATGAATATTATAGACAATTTCCTAGAACAGAAGCTCACGCTTTTAGGGACGAGACTAAAGATAGTTTATTTAATCTTACTAAAATATATCAACAAATAGATTATAACTCTGAGTTAAACAACACAGCTGCTGTTACTAAAGGTAGTTTTCAATGGATTAATGGTGTTAAAGATACTGGTGTGGTATTCGTGCCTAATAGCAGTGGTAGGTTTAATGTTAGTTGGATACCATCTAAAAATCTTCAAAACCGAGTGATACTAAATAACGGGGTTAAAAGTCCTGGCAACGAACATATTGGTGCTTTTGGTCTTGATAGTTATGATATATCAGGAACAGTAGATGGCAAAGGATCTAATGGTGCTTTGCATGGGCTTACTAAATTTAGTATGGAGGAAGTACCTTCAAATCATTTTTTCTTAGAATATATATCAAGACCTCAAACGGCTGAGATATTCTTTGAGGATGTTTTAATGGCTTGTGTATTTTATGGTATGCCTATACTAGCTGAAAACAACAAACCTAGATTTTTATATTACTTAAAAAGAAGAGGTTATAGAGGTTTTTCAATGAATCGCCCTGATAAGGTTTGGAATAAACTTTCTACAACAGAAAGAGAAATAGGTGGAATACCTAACTCAAGCGAAGATATTAAGCAGGCTCACGCAGCCGCTATTGAATCTTATATAGAAACTTATGTAGGATTAAAAGATGATGAATGTGGAAGCATGTATCATCAAAAAACATTAGAAGACTGGGCTCAGTTCAATATAAACAATAGAACTAAGCACGATGCTTCGATAAGTTCTGGTTTAGCTATTATGGCTTGTAATAAGAATTTGTACAAACCTGTAGCTGATAGAAGCATAAAAAACATTAATCTAGGTATTAAAAGATATAATAACGAAGGAAATTTTTCACAAATAATTAAATAAATGGTTGTAACTGATAGCAATAGTATTTTTCCAGACCAAGTTGTTCCAGACGAAATAAAAGCAAGCTATGACTATGGCATGCAAGTTGGTAGAGCAATTGAAGGAGAGTGGTTTAGCGGAACTAGAAATGGCTTAGGTAATAGGTATTCTACAAATTTTAACAGCTTTAGGAGCTTAAGACTTTATGCAAGAGGTGAACAACCAGTTCAAAAGTACAAAGATGAATTAGCTATTAATGGAGATTTATCTTATTTAAATTTAGACTGGAAACCTATACCTATTATTTCTAAATTTGTAGATATAGTTGTTAATGGTATGTCTGAAAAACTTTATGAAATAAAAGCTTATGCACAAGATCCTGAATCTTTAAAGAGTAGAACAGACTATGCTAATAGAATATTAAGAGATATAGAGACTAAAGAGTATTTAGATAATATACAGCAAACTTTAGGTTTGAATTTATATTCTACAGAAAATCCTGAAGACTTACCACAAAATTCAGATGAATTAGAGCTTCACATGCAATTAGATTATAAGCAGTCTGTTGAAATAGCTGAAGAAGAATTAATAAACAATACTTTAGATAGGAATAGATACGAGTTAACTAGAAGAAGAATAAACGAAGATTTAGTTATACTAGGCATAGGTTGCACTAAGACTAGCTTTAACAAGGCTGAAGGTATAACTGTTGACTATGTTGATCCTGCTAGGTTGGTTTATTCATATACTGAGGATCCTAATTTTGAAGATATATGGTATGTTGGTGAAGTTAAAAGAATTAGTTTATCTGATCTAAAGCAAGAGTTTCCTGACTTAACTCCAGACCAATTACAACGTATTGAAAAATATCCTGGAAACAGCGATTACGGTTTTGATTGGCAAGGTAGAGATGATAATAACAGTGTTTATGTCATGTATTTTGAATACAAAACTTATAGCGAGCAAGTTTTTAAAATAAAAGAAACTGCAACTGGTCTTGAAAAAGCTTTAGAAAAGCCTGATACTTTTAACCCAGAGCCAAACGATAATTTTCAAAGAGTTTCTAGATCAATAGAAGTTCTTTATTCAGGAGCAAAAGTATTAGGTCATCAAGATTTACTGCAGTGGGAAATGTCAAAAAATATGACTAGACCAGAGTCAAACCTGGTTAAAGTTAATATGAATTATAATATTTGTGCACCTAAAATGTACAAAGGCAGAATAAACTCTTTAGTGTCTAGAATAACTGGATTTGCTGACATGATACAATTAACTCATTTAAAGCTACAACAAGTTATGTCAAGGGTTGTTCCTGATGGTGTTTATTTAGATGCAGATGGTTTAGCAGAAGTAGATCTTGGTAATGGAACTAGTTATAATCCTCAAGAAGCTTTGAATATGTATTTTCAGACTGGTAGTATTATAGGTAGATCCATGACACAAGATGGTGGTCAAAATCCAGGTAAAGTTCCAATACAAGAACTATCAACATCTAGCGGTATGAATAAGATACAAGGTCTTATACAAACTTATCAGTACTATTTACAGATGATAAGAGATGTTACTGGTTTAAATGAGTCTAGAGATGGCAGTAGTCCAGCAGCTGATTCTTTGGTTGGTTTACAAAAACTAGCTATAGCTAATTCTAATACAGCAACTAGACATATTGTCCAAGCTAGTTTATATTTAACACTTAGGACATGTGAGAATATAGCGCTTAGAGTTGGAGATTGCTTAGAATTTGATTTAACTAGAGAAGCTTTAAAGTCTAGCATTAGTTCCTTCAACGTAGGAACGCTTGAGGACATATATAGTCTTCATCTCTATGACTTTGGTATATTTTTAGACTTAGTACCAGACGAAGAGGAAAAAGCTCAGCTAGAACAAAACATACAAGTTGCTTTACAAAGCGGCCAAATATTCTTAGAAGATGCTATAGACATTAGGCAAGTAAACAATTTAAAACTTGCTAATCAACTTTTGAAGCAAAGAAGAAAACAAAAACAAAAAGCAGACCAAGAATCTCAACAAGCTACTATAGCTGCCCAAGGCCAAGCTCAAGCTGAAACAGCAGAGCGAACTGCAATGGCGGAAGTACAAAAACAACAAGCTTTAGCGCAGACAACTCTACAAATAGAACAAGGTAAGTCTCAGTTTTCTATAAATAAAATGGAAAGAGAAGCTGAAATTAAAAGAGAATTAATGCAAATTGAATTTGACTTTAATATACAGTTAACACAAGCAAAAGGAGAAGCCGAAAAAAATAAAGAAACTTTCATAGAAGATCGTAAAGACAAACGAGCTAAACTTATAGGAACTCAACAGAGTCAAATGATAGATCAAAAGCAAAATGATTTATTACCAAAGAATTTTGAATCCGCAGGTAATGACAACCTTGGTGGATTTGGATTAGAGCAATTTGCTCCACAATAATTTTTTTATTAACTATTATATTATATTATGTCAAAAACAAAAAAAGAAGGACCAATTGTAGATGATACAAAAGAAGGTTTAAAAATTAAAAAGAAAATGGGTAAGCCTAAAAAAATGGTTACGCCTATGAAAACAACTAAAATTGATTTAACTAAGAAAGAAGAGCAAAAAACTGAAGAAATTCCAGTAATTAATGTAATTGAAAAAGCAGAAGAAACTCCAGTTAAGGCTATAGAAGAAGTTAAAGAAGAAGTAGTTGAAAATAAAGAAAATCCTATAATTCAAGAAATAACTGAAGAAGAGGTAAAAAAAGAAACTAAAGTAGTAGAACAGCAATTAAAAGAAGCTGTTAGAGATGAAGAAGTAATAGGTAGACAACTGCCAGAAAACATCGAAAAATTAGTTTCATTTATGGAAGAAACAGGTGGGGATGTATCTGACTACGTCAGATTAAATGCTGATTACACAAACATAAATGAAGATGTTTTATTAAGAGAATACTACAAACAGACTAAACCACATTTAGAACGTGATGAAATAGACTTCATATTAGAAGATAATTATTCATGGGATGAAGAAGTGGATGAAGAGCGAGATATAAAGAAAAAGAAACTCGCCTTTAAAGAAGAAATTGCTAAAGCACGTAATTTTCTAGAGCAAACAAAGAGTAAATACTACGACGAAATCAAGTTGAGACCCGGCGTAACTCAAGAGCAACAGAAAGCAATGGACTTTTTCAATAGATATAACAAAGAGCAAGATATAGCAACCAAGCAACATTCTGAATTTGAAAAGCTAACTAATCAAATGTTCTCTGATGAATTCAAAGGTTTTGATTTCAACGTTGGAGAAAAGAAATTTAGGTACGGTGTTTCTAACCCTTCAGAACTTGCTAAAAGCCAATCAAACTTATCTCATTTTGTTAAGAAGTTCTTAAACGAAGATGGAAGTGTAAAAGATCATGTTGGTTATCATAAAGCTATTTACGCAGCTGATAATGCGGATACTATAGCAAAACATTTTTATGAGCAAGGTAAAGCCGATGCTGTTAAAGATGTAGTAGCTAAATCTAAAAACATAAATATAGAATCAAGGACGCCTGCGTCTGAAGGTGCATTTATTAATGGGTTTAGAGTAAAAGCAATATCTGGTGTTGATAGTTCTAAGTTAAAAATAAAAAAAATAAAAAATAACTAATAAATAAATAAAATGAGTTTTAATACTGGCGGGAGTTTTCCTGCACAAATTAAGCCTGCTCAAAAGAGATTAGCCCTTAACGATAACTACCTAGATTTTACAGGTGGTGCTAACGACTTTGCGCAACAATATCTACCTGAGCTTTACGAAGCAGAAGTAGAAAGATACGGAAACAGGACTTTGTCTGGTTTCTTGAGAATGGTAGGAGCTGAAATGCCTATGAC